TGGCCGAAAAATGGCTGGCCCGAGGAGACGGAGTTGCGGTGTATGAGAATGTAGCGCTTGACAGCGCACAGCTTGGCCACCGAGTTTTTCTGTCGTATGGATCAAAGAAGGCACAGCTTGAAATGGAGACGCCGCCGGTGCGTTGCCCGGATATTTCGGGAGTAGTGATAGGATGGAAGTACCAGCTCGTAGGCGTAGTCCGACCGGAGGGAAAGGAGGTGAGTGAAGAATGAAGAAGCTGTTATTGATGACGGTTCTTGCCGGATTCTTTGCTGTAGAAGGCGGAGATGTCTTAGAGCCAGGTGTTATAAACCCCGAAAGGTATGTGATAAGAAATATGTATGGAGACTCTAAGGGGTTTGTGGAGAAGGATGTTATAGTTACGAATCGCTGGAATGTCCGAAGTAGGACGATGGATAGGAAAGGCCATTTGGAGCCGGGGACGTTGACACCGGAAAGTTGGAGATTGAGGAAATGGTAGTAGTAGAGATGCGGAAATGAAGGAGGAGTAAAATGGGGAAAACGATTGGCGTACAGATGATTCAAATGTATGAGAAAATGGTGCAGGATGATTTTGGTCCGTTGATGAGTAAGCTCGAAGCAAGAACTGAAGGGATCAAGGATCAGGTTGAGATTCAGGTAAAGAAGGATATGGGAGTTTACGGATTGTATGAAGAGCAGGCAGCCCTGAACCTACGGTTGAAGGAGATCGGCGAAAAGATTAGTGGTGTAGAAAAGAAGCGGTATGTAAATGGGGTGTACGTGTCGAAGATAGGTGAGGAAGTTGGAAGGAGATTGGCGATACTGAACGCCCCTCTGAACGAAGTAAGATCGGCAGCGGGCAGCATGGTCAGGCAGATTAGACTTTCTGGAGTAGGGCAGGATATAAAGAACGTTTTTGAAGCGATGCCTGATTTGCTGGAGGAGTTCACGGAAAAGTTTGGTTCGCTTCCTGAGATTACTGAGAAGGAGATGATGTTACTGGCCGCGCCAAAGGTGAAGGGGAAGAAAAAGAAGTGAAAGGATTAACGAATTACTTAGTTTGTAAAGGCCGGAGTAACTTACCACGAGTTCATAGCCTGGTGTGCCTCCGGTGTGAGGAGAACGATAATTGTTCGGAGAGGATGGAGTATGAGCGACAGCTTAGAAGGAGGTTGGCTGAGGTAGATGCTATGAGTTTGTTGCCCGCAAGACAAACGAGTTTTGAGTTTTGCCGGGAGGTGGTGAATGAGAGCGTTGATGACGAGGGAGCGTCAGTGCCGAAGAAAAGTTGAATTTATGCTTCGGTACTGTTCGAAAATGAGACCGGCACAACTGGTGACGTTGTGGGTTGAGAACAGAGATTCAAAATGGAAGGCTGTCCGAATGTTTGCAGACTGGTGTTGGCACAAGGCGCTATCGATATTAGGGATAATGAATAAAATGCAGGCGGAAGTAGAGAAAATTTTGGCGGCTCTGGAGAGCTGGTTAAAGGTAGCAGACTTCAGAGAGATAAGGTGGTTGTGTAAAGTGGACGTTTTGGTGGCTAAGAGGGTGAAGCGAAAAAAGAAGAAGACAAGAAATCCGACATCTCACGTTACTTTGATGCAGATCCCACCGGAGGAGCTTGCCGTCTACCTGGATTGAATTTGCAAGCGCTTGCAGCAGATGACGAAAAAAAGATGAGTGATTTGACACAGTTGCCAGGTATGATATACTTAAAATAAAAGATGGAGGTAACAAAATGGAAAAGTCAACGAAGATAAAATATTTCAAGCCTAATCACATGACGTCGTTTCCGAAGACGATGGAATGCACGAAGCAGCAGTTCCGGGCTTGGAGAGGAAGACAGTGGAGGATCTGGAGAAAGCATGTGAGAATGGCTGGGGTGGATCTCTTGATAGATGGCCAGGTGACAAAGCTTAAGACTCTATTGGGGTTGGACGCCCCGGAGATCATTGTAAGTAACGAAAAGAGGCGTCTTGTCAGGCTGCGGTATTTTAGACGATTTGGTGAGGAAGCTGCCCGGAAAAGATGGAATACGGACATGAAGGCATCGTGGACGGAGGTAGTATGAGAAAAAGCAGAGACGGTGTAGGATGGCTGATAGTAGCTGTTGTCTGTTGTATGACGTTATTCGGAGCGCTCGGGTGGAGCATGTTTAATATGTCAGACAGGCTTCAGCTCATGCGGAGACAGAAGGGATATTTGATAGAAGTTAGGACGTCAGCTGAGATGAAGGCGTTATACAAGCGGGTAGAAGAGCTGGAGAAGGAATTCGATTACCTCATAATGAGGCATAGAATGATACAGAATTGGTTACTGGAGATGCAAGGGTGGGATGAATACGATGAGAGACATTCGGAATGAAAAACAGATAGTGTGTCCGCAGGCGAAAGGAGCCTACTTAGAAGAGGCCCCGAAAAGGATCTGGACTGAGCCTGGGTGGGTGATAGAGCCAAAGATTGATGGTTGCAGGGCAACGCTCCAGATAGGTAAGAGGCGAAGTTTGGTAGTTGGTCGAAATCGACAGGATATGAAGAAAGGCGTAGCCGAAGCTGGAAATTTTAGGCTGTTGGAGGGAGTCCCTCCGAGGTATCATCAACTCCACCTTCCGGAGTTTGCAGACACGATGTTAGATGGAGAACAGACTGAAATTATTCGTAAGGACGGCTCTTTTGATAAGAAGACGCAGGCGAATTATAAGGTAGGACTTTTCGCGGGGTACACGACATGGGGAGCGATGTTCTGGTGTGGACAAGATGTAAGAGATCAGCCAGATAGAATACGATACGATTTGGCACAGATAGTTGTAGAGGCTCTTGCCGATCCAAAGGTTAGACTGAATGACAGGTATCCTGCGACACCGGAGAATTTGGAGAGGATTTATCTGGATGGCTATGAGGGCGGTGTAGCGAAGTACATAGACGCGGGGCTCCCATTGACGGGAAGAACGAATCCTAATTGGTGGAAGCTCAAAGGAGATGAGAAGCGGACGGTAGACGCATTCGTGATTGGAGTGACTGAGGGTAGAGCGAATGGTTCTCCAATGAATGGAATTGAGCCCATTCCCAACGGGACGGCGGCAACGTTCACGATGGGGATGCAGGACGATGTAGGCGCGACGTATGAAGTAGGAAAGATGTTCGGCCTGCCAGAGGCGGAAACAGAGTGGGGCTACCGATGCTTCTGGAGATATGAAGGAAGAGTTGCGGAGATGAAAGTGTCGGGGTGGGATGGCGATAGATTTAGATTTCCAATGTTTGTTAGGTGGAGGAATGATAAATCCAGGAGCGACTGTGCTCTTTTTGAGCAGTTGGGAGGATAGATGCAGCTTGTAACAACAGGTTTCTCAGATTTTACTGAGGATTTCAGCGAAGTTATGACTGGAGAAGAACGGTGGCCGATTTTAGGTGATGTTGTCAGCGAAGAAGAAATCTGGAGGGTGGTAGCAGAACTGAAAGGGCTTGGCCGATTTTGGAACTGTATAGATAAGGCAAGAAAGTGCAAGGAAATTCTTGGTGTCGGGCAGGTAGTCCATGGGTCGATGCTGGTGTGGAGCGGAGACTGGAAGAGTCAGTATGGTTTCCACTGGCACCCGCCGTATGAGTTTCACTCTTGGGTAATGCTTGATGGCGGGCTTATTGATGTGGCCCTCCCGGGAGTAGTTGAAAAGGGACTGAGGACAAGCGACGATGTAGGTCCATACCTGGTACAAAGAGAGCCCGTTATCCTGGCAGGTAAGCCTCCTGATTGGCTGCTGTATGAGGGGAGGGAAATAGAAGTTGTTTAGGAGAGCAGTATTGATTAAGAGAACGACGGAGGACGGCCTGGTAGAAATTCAGGACGATGTTGAGCTTGGCCGTGAGTATATTATAGATGATAGCACGATACGAATGGCGGCTGGTTACAATCATGTGCTAAAGAAGACATGGGCAAGGTTGATTGTAGATGTGAAGGAAGATCAGAATGTAAGGTGGTTCCCGACTGAATTGTTGAGAATCGAAGGAGACAACTGATGATGTACAAGGAGGATTTGGATGGCTTGCAGGGTGGAATGCCAGGCTGTACTGAAGTTCATGGTCCGCTCTGCTTGCATTCGAAGTGTCATAACGGAGAGCCTACGTGGGCCTGGTATGAGGGTGGAATGATAAAGATTAGATGTGCGACCTGCAATGCCCTGGTGGTAGAGGTTGCTGTAGCGAGTCATTTTGATCGGGAGGAAATTGGCCATGCATAAGGAGATGTTCATAACAGTAGATGGAGGCTTGATCCAGAGTATCGACGTGACGGCGGATTTGGAGGATGTACATGTTACCGTGGTAGATCTGGACACCGACGGGGCGGAGCCTGATGAAGTTGCTACTCTGCCGGATTGGGATGAGGCTTTCGTCAACAGTTTTCCAGTTAGCAAGATAGGCGATGGAGATTTGGATTACTGGAAGCAGGTCCTGAAGAGTGAGTGATGGCGAAGATAAAATTGAAGCTGCCAAGATGGCCAGAGCAGAAGGTGCCAGAGCCAGGTCTGTTTTGGCGTAAGGTTGCGTCGAAGGCGTCGGAATGTTTGGTGAAGACGGGACAGGGAGGAATCGGCAAGATTACTGTCGAAGGAGAGCAGGCAGCTGTTGAGCGTTTCAAGAAGTGGTATGAATGGATGATTCAAGAGCCGGAATAAGGAGAAGAAAATGGGATGGATAGTTAAGTCGTGGATTCCGGTGGATGCTGAAGAACCGGAGATCCACGAGACGGAAGAAGAAGCCTGTGATGAGCTGGAGCACTGTCGGTTTATGCAGCCGGAGAACAGGTACGAACTGGAGAAGCTTGAGGAATGAAGCTATTGACAGCGTTTGAGGGCGATGAGATTCGGTGCTATTTGTGCCCGGCCATGATAGTAGAAATGTGGAGAAGCGTTATGGGCACTGGTCGGGGCAAGCGCAAGCTCGATGCTGCGTTTACGAAGGAGGAGCAGGTTGTAATTAGGAGGATGTACAAGACGTACTGCAGTTGGTGTTTGGGAAGGAGTAGCGGAATTCCGAACCGACACGTGATGAAGGTAGAAGTGTTTCAGTTGATGAGCAGGGTGGCCCAGTTTTTTGGCGAATTTTAGGAGGTGGGAGATGATTAGTCTTCGGAGTGTGTTGGAGGGAATAGTGTATCAATCACTTCTTGAGGAAATTGTTGCAAGTACACGTGGAGTCATAAGGGAGCAACGAGCTTGGAGGTTGTCTCAAGATATGGTTGAGGATGTTCTTGAAGCTCTGGAGATATCGGACGAAATGAGAGAAAAGGCGTACAAAAAAGTGATGAAGGAAAGAAAGGAGGTAGATATGACTGATCCACAAAGTAGGCTGGGCGAGAATTTGATTGGAGTGATTAAGGCGGTGGTTAGAGAGGAGATGGGAGAACGAGAAAGACAAGACGAGCTGCAGACTTCGAGAGTTGGTGCCCGGTGGTCAGAGGAGGAAGAGATTAGGCTGATCAGAGAGTTTGATCTGGCGGTGGAGGTAATTGCTATTTTCCACAAGAGAAATCGAGGTGGAGTTGCTGAGAGATTGGAGGCGTTATATCGAAGTAGAAGGCTGTGTAGAAGTTGAGGGGTGATGGTTACGAGGAAAATACGAAAAATACTTGACATAGTTGCCCTGAATGATATTCTATACTTAAGAATATCAGGGAGTTAAAAGACGATGAGTAGCCACAAAGAAGTAAGGCCCAGGGAAGAAGTTGAGCCGGTAGTAAGAAGCTTCGAGAAATTTGCAGACCGTGTCACGCATGGCAAGATGAAGGTTAAAGTCTGTGGGTCGATCAGACGAGGCAGGAAAGAGGTCGGAGATGTAGATTTAGTGACGAATGTACACCTCGTGGGTGCTATTGGAGTTATGTTAGGATGGGCGGACGAGGAAGGGCACGTAGTTGACATCCTGTCAAATTTGGAAAAAGCGGAGAAGGCGGTCCAAGTTTTAGTCGACGGAGTCCAGTGGGATATGTATCTATCGAGTGAAGAAGGCTGGGGAGCCATGGTCTTGTCTTTGACGGGGTCGATGAAATTTAATATCATCATGCGGGCAAAGGCAAAGAAAGATGAAATGAAATTGAATCAGTACGGACTGTGGCAAGGAGAAAATCTGATTGCTGGCAGAACCGAGGAACAGATCTTCATGGCTCTCGGGATAGAGTATAGAGAGCCGAAGGAAAGAGACTTGCAGGCATGGCAAAAGCTGTAGGTCGAAATTCAGAATGAAAGGAGGTGAGTAAAATGGCCGAAGCTCTGAGAGACTATGCTGATGAGAAGAAGGCGGTTTATGATGCTATGGTATCCATCAAGGCAGCCCGTCCTAAGAAGGAGAAGTCAAAGCGGATGCAGATGAGTGAGATCCGCGAGGCCTCCGGCCTTCCTGTCGGACCTACTGCTAACGCGGTAAAATGGTTAGGAAGAAAGGGGATGGCTCATACTGAGGACGGTAGAGATGGTTGGTTTCTTGATAGATTGAACCCGAAGCATTATGAGCGTTACTGCTGGAAACACGGTATAGTAAAGGAGATAGTTGGTAAGGGCAAGAACAAGAGGTATATTTGCCCTATGTGTGAACGAAACCCCGAACGGAAGGAGAACTGAGATGGCGGAAAGAGTTGTACGAACGAAGAAAGGGGTTAAAACAAGAGCGGCCTCAGCAAAGGCCAAGCTTCGATCGCCAGATCAGCTCATCGATGAGAGTGTTGCCAAAGCACGGACAGCTAAAGAGCGGGAGATTCTGAATCTGATTGATACAGCGACAACCTGGGATTATCACCGGAAGTTGCTGGATAAGCAGGTAAAGAAGGCAAAGGCGATTCTTTTGGCACATGCTGAGAAGAATAACTGGAAGGCAAAAGCAGCAGAGACTGCTTCAGTACTGATTAGCCCGAGCCAGTCGACGACGATCAATCCATCGAAATTTACGAAGTTGTTGATTAAAATGAAGAAGAAGAAGCTTTATGATGTACTGATGTCTGTCCGTGTTGGAGATGCCAAAAAGTATCTCGGTGAGGATGTTGTTGACGAGGTTGCGGAGGTTGATAAAAAGGAGTTCGGCACCGTGACTTTGAAGAAGACAACTTGATGTAAACGTAAAAGGAGGCAGGCGGCTGGCTTTTTAAGTTGGCCGCTTTTTTGTTTAGAATCTTGGAGAAAGTGTTTAACGTATAAAACTTTTGTCAAGTTGCGGACGGATAAGATAGCGAAAAAGCTCCCGAAAAGTAGCTCAGTTTTCAACAGTACTGCACGAAAGGAGCACCCTCCTTACCTTACTATCTCCGACAGGCACCCCTCGATACGCAAATATTTGAAATTTATGGAAATTTGATAGGATTCTGCAAGCGCTTGCAAAAAAGTTCTTGTATACGCTTGACTTGTCTCCACAACATGTTGTATAGTTTACAGTCGAAGAGGAAGTTTCGCGGGAGGAGGTTGCCGTGGGAAAGAAAATAGTTATTAAGTCAGAGGACAAAAGACTGGTTTATGGAGAAGTCTACGTTCCGATGATGGTGGACACAGACGATGAAGCCATGACTGCTGAGGACATAGAGATCATGGCTCATGACTTTTTAAGTAGTGGAAGGGTCAAAAAGATTGACGTTAGTCATAACGAGAAAGAGTCAGGATGTGCTGTTGTAGAATCGTTCATAGTGCGTCAACAAGATCCAGATGGTTTCAGCGAAGGTGCGTGGGTACTTGGCGTTAAAATTGAGCCAGCAGATTTATGGAAGGCCGTTAAGAGTGGGGAGCTTAACGGCTTTTCGTTTAAGGGGCCTGTAATGAGAGTTCCTGCTGAGGTAGAAGTCAATGTAGCACGTAAAATAACAGGGAGTACGGAAAAGACAGCAGAGGGAGATCTACTTCCGCCTCACGATCATAGTGTTATAATAGAATTGACGCCAGACGGGAAGATCATTCCGACGAAAACTGGGGAGACACTTGGTCACGGTCACCGAATAACGAAGGCAACAGCAACGGAGAGAGAGATGGACCATAGTCACAGATTGGTAATGGGATAGGAGGCCATCATGCTACAAGTCGAGAGCGAACTAAAAAAGAAGGAAGTCCGCTTCCTGACGGATGCAGCTGCTGAGTTTGTTTCGCTTGTCCGCCATGGAGCTAACCAAACACCCTTCAGGGTGATAAAACAGGAGAAGGAAGGAGGTGAGGAAATGGGTTTGATGGTCATCCAAAGTCTTCTGATGCCGAAAGGTCAGGGCTTGGAGGTACTGACTGGAAAGGAGGAGCTTGCGTGGCTGTCTGATGCAAAGACGACCGATGTCCAGAAGTTTGAGACGTATGACAAGTATGAGCAGATGCCGTTGGGGGAATTCGACGATAAAAGCCTGCGCATGGTTAAGTTACACGACTCAGGTTCGTGGGCAATTGCTGGAAAGCTGAATGATGAAGGAAAGGCAACAAAGGCACTGACGCTCGGAGAAGCTGAGATCAAAAAGATTGAGTCGATAGTAGCGAATCCGGTTTTTGGTGCTGAAGTAGAAGTTGCCGCGCCAGTTCCAGGGATTGTGCGCCAGTTTGGAGATGTTTTTGATTCTGAGCTGCGCAACTTTATGGATGTCGTTCACGGAGCATTAAGTCAGTCGGGAGCTGCGCCTGTAGCGCGGAAGAAGACGGTGATGAATGCGATTGACGCATTCAAGTCGTTTATGGTTATGGCACTGGACTCTATCGGGAAAGAAGATGTCTCGGTGGATGTTAATGCCATAGATTTGAAGTCAACCAAAAAAGAAGCAGGAGGAGAGGACATGTTTAAAACGAAGGAGGAGTTTACCTCTGCCGTCATGGAAATTCTTGACGCTCGGGATACTGCTGCCAAAGAAGCTGCTGAGAAAGAAGCCAAAGAGGCTGCAGCGCTGAAAAAGGAGAATGTGGATACCGAGAAAAAGGAAGAGAAGACGGAAAAGAAAGAGACTCCGGCTGTGAAAACGGACGAGGCTCCGGCCTGGGCAAAGGAGTTGGTAGAAAAAGTCGACTCTGTTGTCAAGAAGCAGGAAGTGCTGGAGAATCAGCTTTCAACCAGTTCTGGTTCGAGCGATGACGATCCTGTCGTTAAGGAAGAGAAAGAAGACGTCACGGATAAGAAGTTCGATGCAATCCTCCAGAACAAGAGCCCTTTTGGTGGCGTTTTTGATGGTCTGCTAACGAGGAAACGGGAAGCTGCCTAGCCGTTTGTTAGCTTGAAGTAAATTAGCTGAATTTTGAGGAGGTTTGATGATGAAGGCAAGCAACAGGAGTATCGTGGAGAAGGCCGATCTTGCTGTCTCTGATCTGATTAATGATGGCGGATACCTGAACCCGATGCAGGCGAATACGTTTATTCGTCTGTTGATAGATCAGCCGACACTGATTAATGAAGTCCGGGTCGTGCCGATGAATGCTCCCACGATGGAAATCAACAAGATTGGTTTTCAGAGCAGGATTTTGAAAGCTGCGCCGACTTCAGGCACGGCTCTGGGTGCAAGTGATCGGTCCGCTCCAACAACGGACAAGGTGGAGCTGCTCACGAAGGAGGTCATCGCGGAGGTGCATATTCCGTATGACGTGTTGGAAGACAATATTGAGCGTGGAAGACTCGAAGACACGATCATGGCTCTGATTACTGAGAGGGCGTCGTTGGATATAGAAGAGCTGATCATCATGGGTGAAGTGGGATCAGGAGATGCTTACCTGAACCTGGCCGATGGTGTTCTGGAACAGGCTATCAGTCATGTCGTGACGTTCTCGCCGGTAGTGAATGTGACGAAGGGCGTGTTGAAGCAGGCAATTAAGGCCATGCCTAATAAGTACATGAGGAACCGTGTGGCAATGAGGATTTACTTGTCTCCGGATGCCGAAATTGAGTATGCCAACAGCCTGTCTAACCGTGAGACGATGTTGGGTGATAATAAGATAGTTTCGTGGACCCCGAACTACGCATATGGCGTCCCAGTGCACCCAGTTGCATTGATGCCGAATAGCAAGGGGATTTTTACATGGCCGAAGAATGTCATATTTGGTGTCCAGCGTCAGATCATGATTGAGACGGATAGGGACATTAGGGCTCGGGTACTGATAGTAGTTCTGACTCTTCGTATCGATATTAAGTTTGAAGAGGAAGATGCTGTTGTCAAGATCGACGGTCTTGAGCCGAATATGGGGTCTACCACAACCACAACCTAAAAAAGCCGTATTGCGGAGGGAAGTATGCCGAAAGTAACACTGCTTGCCGACGAGTTTAGTGAGCATATGTTCATCTTTGGACGGAGATCGTTTTCGTTTAAGGGAGGACAGCCCGTAGAGGTTCCAGTAGCAGTCGCACTTGCATTAAAGCCGAAGACGAAAAAACTCGGGAAATCCAAGAAGCGAGCGCCGCTGTTTCTGATAGAAGAGCTGCCAGAAATTGTAGAACCGAAGGGCACTGACAGTAAGAAGATAGACGTCGTAGTACAGCAGAATGTAGACGAAAATTCTCGGCAGCTCAGCATTATGTAGGAGTGCATCATGGCACTTATGACGAAGGTAGGGGGAGCTGAGTCAAACAGCTTTATTACGTTAGCAGAGATGACGACGCTTCTTGCAAGTCTCCCGGACGAAACAGATTCTTGGGAGGATCTGGAAGAAGAGGCTCAGGAGTACCGTCTTAAGTTAGGTGCTCAGGCAATAGGCTTCCTGCCGCTTGCTGGGTCGAGGGCATATTGTAGTCAGGCTCTGTCGTTTCCAAGAACGTCCCAGGGGAATGTAAAGGTAATTCCTGATGAGGTAAAGGAAGCACAGGCATTTTTGACGTACAGTGTGATCCATAGAGGTTTGGCTGGTCGTCCGAGTAGTGTAGTGGAGGCGGAGTCAGGAGCAAGGGTGTCTCAGGTATCCCTGGGAGGGCTGTTGTCTGTCTCGTTTGCTGGGACTGCAATTTCAGCAGGAAATATTCTTGATAAGTTGATTCGGTCATCCCAGTTCCCTTTATTCCTTGGCATGAAGAAGTTCCTGTCACAGATTCGTGGCGGGTCAGTGTCGAATGCAGATGAAGAGGTTTGCTCGACAACGACGACGAGTACAACTACCACAACCACAACGTAATAATAGGAGGAGAAACGATGGCGATCGGGAAACCGGGGAAGCGCGTCGGATCTGTTGGTAGGCGTGGGAAGACAAAAGGGCCGATTGGTAAGCCACAGATCCATGGCTCTGCGTTGACCCTCGATCAGAATAAGACGAAGGTAGGGTATCCGACTACTACGTCTACCACTTCAACATCGACAACAACGACAACCACAAGCTAGTAGGAAGTAAATGGGTCTTTTCAGTCAGATTGAAGGTCCCGTTCGGGCCGTTCTAGACGACTTGTTCGCAGATGAGGATCTGCGGGATACGATAATGTATCGGAAGTACTCAGGTCAGTCATTTGACGATACAGTTGGGCATAATGTAAACACGTTTTCAGAGTCTTCGGTTTATGCAATACGTTTGAGGCATACGCATAGAAGCGCTCTGGCGGGTGTGCTCAATATTCAGATTGGAGACGAGCTGTATATGTTTCGGTATGACGATCTGCCGATTGGTCTGTCTTTGAAGGACGAGATAGTGGACGAGAATGGGGTTACGCAGAAGGTAAAGCAAATTCAGCCGATTTTTGGGCTGGCGACTGCCATAACGATTGAAGGTGGGTACTGATGATAGGCTTTACGGTAAAGGTTGAACGAATCCAGGATATTGTTAAAATTTTGGAAAAGTATCCCGATGCCGTTAGATTGGGGCTAGAGGACGCAACTGTGTCACTGCGGAATTTAGTCCAAGGAGCAACGCCTGTTGGAATAGGACCTACCGAAGGAGAGATGAAGGGCTCCTGGTCAACGGTTACTTATGAAGCCGGAGGCTTCTCATTTGGTAGTGATAAACCGTATGCGGAGGTTCTTGAAGAAGGGCTTTACCCAGGTGTTGGCCCGAGAACAGTAAAGACAGGAGAGGGGATCTTTTCGAGGCAAGCCCCAGGAGGAATGGTCGCGCCGCTTATAGAAGATGATACAGTGGTGGACAGATTGCTGGAGCTGATAGTAGAGCAGATAGAAAGGGGTTTTCAAAGTGCAGGAACGTGAGCTGATTATAGCTGAGTTATGGGAGCGTCTTGCTAACGTAACCGGAGTGGTTTATACCGCACGGAACCCAAAGAAGCCGCCGAGTGCGGAGAGTTTGCCTGCGATCCAATTCTTCGAGCTGGGAGACCTTGTGGAAGAAGCATCTAGCCGAGGCGGATATCCCGCCTACCGTCGAAGGGTGACGGTTGTAATCGAGTGCTTCATTGCTGGAAGTTCTGAGTCAGCTGCTACGAAGGAGCTGGGAGCATTTGTCCAGGAGATGAAGAAAAAGGTATATGAGGGCGGTGCAACGCTTGGTCGACGGTGTTCGATATCAGAGCGGGACGCAAGCAGAATCCTTCGGCCACCAGCTGGAAGCCATGTGGCGGGGGTTGGCATTGCTTTTGAGATAAGGTACGTGGAGAATATCAGTACGCTGATAACTCCATAACGATATAAATAGGAGGTGGGTAATATGCCTGCAACTAGCCCGTCAGTAACTCTGTACACGCTCGGCAAGGGCATCCTATCTATCGGAGATTGGAGTGATGTAACTCCTCCGGTATATCCAGGAGACTATGTCGATGTTGGGAACTGCCCAACGTTTGACGTCGAGGTTACAGAGGAGATCTTGGAGCATTTCAGTTCTCGCTCCGGAACCAGGGTGAAAGATAAGACCGTTATTCTGGAAACAGGCTTTACGGTGACTTTTGAGCTTGATGAAATGTCGATAAAGAATTTGCAGATGTTTCTGAAGGCGACCCTGCAAGGTGTGAATGTACTACTTGCCAACACGGTGTTGGATAAGGAGTACGGACTGAGATTTGTCTCCGACAACCCTGCTGGTCCAAATGAAACGTGGGAGTTTTGGAGGACGAAGCTGTCTCCGAATGGGGCATTCTCGCTCATTGGGGACGATTGGTCACTTCTGTCGTTTAGTGGGGAGGGTTTGGCTGATACAGCTAACCACGCCACGAGTCCGTATTTTAATGTGACGTTCCACACGACCACGACCACCACAACGACAACATCCTAATGGTGTCCATTGAAGGGCCGGTGCAGCTAAGTCTGCATAACGGTCGTAATGGAGGTGTCATGGACGAAAAAAAGAAGAAGTCAAGTGCTTTAGATACATTGTTCCCAGAGAAAGAGGTCGCTCTATCCGATAAGGTTTCGGTGACGATGCGGCCCCTCTCTCTGAAGGATTTGCCCAAAGTCACAGAGGCATTCGGTAAGATTATGAGCCTTGCCGAAGAAGGTATGGCGACGTCCGAGATAGCGACAGCAGCTTTGTCTGAGTTGCTGCAGCTCATTCCTTTCTGTATTGTAGAAGATCTCTCTCCAGAAGAAATTCCAGCTACTGCTGCCCCCTTTCTTGCGGAAGTTTTCCTTTCGCAAAATGTTACAGATGAAGTAGTGGGAAAGTGGGTGGCCCTGGCGGAAAAGATAGCCGTGCTGCAGGAAGCCGGTCAGGGCGGAAAAAAGAAGCAGCGGACGTCATAGCCGAATTTGTTGAGCTTTTGATCAGTAACGGTCACAGCTTTACTGAAATAAGTGAGTACAGTCTGCCACAGCTACTGTTGTTTGTTGACCTGCTCAGTAAGCGATGGAAGAAGGAGTCAGATCTGCTGACAAAAGGCTCAAAAGGAGTAGGTTCTAATGGCCCGAGACGTCAGGTTAAGAGTAGTTATAGAGGCACTGGACCGCGCAGGCAAGTCTCTGCAGCAAGTACGCAGCGACCTGCAAGGCATGGGAACCGCCGCAGATCAGCTTTCCACAAAGTCAAGTAAGATAGGTACGGAAGGTGCCCGAGGGCTTGAGAGGTATAATGCCGCCCTCGATAAAATGAAAGTTAAGTTCCAGGCCGTCTCTGCTGCTGGAAGTCAGCTAACAGGAGTCGGTGTCCGCCTGGCTGCTGCAGGAGCCGCAATAGCAGGAGCCGCCCTCTTTCCGATTAAGTCTGCCATAAACTTCGAACGAACGATGAATAAGGTACGTGCTGTAACGACTGGAGCCGAGGAAAATTTTAAGCTTCTAACGGATACAGCCCGAGAGCTTGGAAGAACTACCCGTTATACGGCTGTTGAGGCTGCTGAGGGATTGGTATTTCTGGGAAGAGCTGGTTTGGAGGCTGCTGATGCCGCTAAGGCTCTTGCGCCGTCTCTCAATTTTGCTGCTGCTGGAGAATTGGAAGTAGCGGAGGCTGCCGATGTAGCGACGAATGTAATGAAGGCGTTCGGTCTCAGCATCGAAGATCTTGAGCATGTAACAGACGTGATGGTGGGAACTGCGAACAGTGCGAACACGTCCGTAGCTCAAATGGCAGAAGCTATGAAGTATGCCGCCCCGCAAGCTCGTGCCGCTGGAGTTTCGATTGAAGAGACTGCTGCTGCAATTGGCGTTCTCGGGGATGCTGGTATCCAGGGGTCTTTGGCTGGTACGACTATGAGAGGAGTTCTGATAGCCCTTGCTGCGGCGACTCCACAGGCGAAGGAGGAGTTTGAGCGCTTGGGGCTTGAGTTCGAACAGCAGACGGGGAAAGCGATAGATTTGACTGGCGTAATGGAGGACCTGGATAAAGGCCAGTTGTCCCTTGCTGGAGCTGTAGATATTTTCCGCAGGTCGGCGTCTGCGGGCGCATTGGTTATGGCAGATAGTACCGAGAGGATGCGTGAATTGAGTCAGATGAACGTAGAAGCTGACGGGACGACTCGAAAAACTGCTAAGACTATGCAGGAAGGACTTGGAGGGGCTCTGACCAGGCTGAAGTCGGCATTCGACGGTTTATCAGAATCAATGGGTGCCCCGCTTTTGGAGCCGTTGGAGAAGATAGTTGACAGAGTGACTTCTGCTATTTCTGCTTTTGGAAAGTGGGCGAAGGAGAACCCGATTCTTGCACGGAGAATAACTGGCACGATATTAGTTATAGGAACTCTCCTTACGGCAATAGGGGCCGTATTGATTCCGCTTGGTTTGATGGTCAGTGCATTTGGAAGCCTTGGTAGTGCAATTGTAAGTTTCGCACAGCTCCTTCCTGCGTTAGTTGTTAAGTTAGGAGCCGCAAGAGCGGCATTGATTGCAATGTCTGGAGCAGCAGCGGTTGCAACAACGGCAGCGGCAGCGCTGGCAGCTGCTTGGGGAGCCTGGCAGATTGGTAAGTTGGTGGTAGAAATCTGGGGAGCTGTTAAGGCGTTTAAGGCATTAGAAAGAGCGAAGGAGCGGACGAGGGCGCAGCTCGAAATGCTTCAGCCGAGAATCGATTCGTTTAATGAGCAGACTGGGGAATCTGCTACGACGATGGCAGAAGTAACTAAGTATATGCGAGAGCATAACTTGATGATGGACAAGTCAACTGGGCTCTACGTTAAAAAAACAGAGGCGACTGTTAAAGATACGGCGGCGCTGAAGGAGAATGTAGAAGAGGAAAAGAAATCACAGGAGGTCCTGGCCAGGGAAGCAGCTATACTGGAGAAGAATGAAGAATTGAAAGTCCAACTGATGGCGGAGGGGCTTGCAAAGTTTGATGCGCTACAGAAAGCAGAGGTTGAAAAGTTTAGGGAATCGAAGGCAGCACAGGGAGTTGAAGAAGAGATCCTGCAAAAGAGGATCAGTCTAATCAAGGCGAAGTATACAGGGGCAAAAGCTGGATACCTGAAACAGCAGGCGGACAAAGAGTTACAGGTTAGGACGCAGGCTGCTGAGGCTGAGATTGCACTGGCGTCACAGGCTGCTGATAATCGGTTACAGATTTTAGAGAGGGAGTACAGTAAAGGCAAGGTGGCGTTGGAACAGTTTATGGATGAGCGACGTGATATTACTACGTCGAAGTATGAGGCTGAGCTAGCTGCTATACAGGAGAAGATGGAGCGGGCAGCCCCCGGCCAGAAAGTCCTGATTGAAATTGAACTGAGGGCGAAGAAGGAAGAATTTGAGCAGGCAATGGCTGAAGTTGCCTCTGCTGATGAAACGCTGAAGGCGGAGCAGTTGGAGAGGCAAAGATCGTTTGATTCTCAGTTGTTGCAGATGAAACAGGAGGCACTTGACGAATATGACCTCGGTGGGAAGTTGGCATCCGAAGTTGATCAGAGGAAGATGGCCTTTGAGGCTCAGCTCCAAGCGGCAAGAGATGCTGGGATTGCAGAAAACCAAATTGCTGAAATGGCGGCAGCCCAAAGGAAGGTTATTCGAGACCAGGAAAAAGAAAACGAACGTGCAGTAAATGCTGCACGGATATCAACTGCCAGTGCACAGATGAGTATGCTGGGAGATATTTTTGGGGATGTTTACACAGCGTCTGGCGAGAAGTTGAAGATCTTCTTCTATATGCAGCGAGCTGCGGCGATTGCTCAGGCGATAATGGACGCCCACCTGGCAGCGTTGAAGGTCCAGGGGCAGCTTGGAATGTTTGGGATTCCGATGTCCGCAATGATTTACGCTCAAGCGATGGCTCGGGTGGCAATGATAGCAGCTCAGACGGTTAGAGGTTTTGCTGAAGGTGGCCTTGTTAAAGGAAAGAAGGGAGCTGACCAGATCCCCGCAAGGTTGTCCGACCGTGAGTATGTTATGAGTGCTGCGTCTGTTAGGAAATATGGTGAAGGTTTTTTTGAAGCGCTTAATAGGAGAAAGTTGGATGTAGCAGCAAGTTATCCGAGGTTTCCGATTAGCAGGCCTTCCGGGCGTTTTCAGACTGGAGGCCAGGCGAAGTATAGTGGTAGTGCGGAGAGGGAGTCGACGGAGGCTGCTGGTGGAGTGAATATCGTGAATGTCATAGATCCGAATATGATGGATCAGTACGTAGCGACAACGCATGGTCAGAGAAATATTTTGAATGTGCTGTCATCGAATGCGTTTGCAGTTAAGCAGATATTGGCAGCGGAGGGTTAGAAGATGGCTTTTACGTCTGGTAGTGTAGCGGGTTTTGCGGGAGCGGCTGGGCTGCTGCAGAAGCTTCTTGATTTTGTAGTCGGCACTGAAGTTGTAGATGAGGTGATAGACAGTACGCCGAATGGTATTCTGGTAGCGTTCAGTGGTAGTGCTGCGAATAGCCCCATTGGTCTTGGACGGTTCATTGTTGAGTATACGGTCGGAGCATCTGTTTATACTGCAACCGATGATGGATCAGGTGCTATTGTTGACGATGCTTCTGGACACTTGACATCTGGAACGATTGTGTACAGCACGGGGGCATGGACTTTGAATTTTAGTACGGCTCCAGATAATGGTAGTGACATAGAAGCTGATTATATCTATGGTGCTGAAGGCCAGGACTGGCGACAAGAGTTCCATCGAAACACAAGATCAAAGTATGACCCAGGATACGACGAGCCTTTTGGTTCTGATTGTAAAGAATGTATCTTATCGAATACTGGTCTGTCAGGTCAAGAGGCTGTAAACATAGGGATGCGGGAATGGAAGTACCTCGCTGGAGGTGGGCATGGTTGGGATATGAACGGCTATCTCTACCGGCCTGGTGGAGATTATGATTGGAATTTTAATTGGATTGATCATGAACAGAATACCTATGATGGTACGTGGGAACATTTCACTCAGCATCCGGTTCTACCTCTTATTGATGCCACGATGTACTACTGGTTCTATTCAAATCAGCAGAGGATTGTTGTTTGTGTAAAAGTTCAGTCGAATTATGAAAGTGCCTACCTTGGCTTTGGCCGTAGGTTTGGGAATCCTGCCGATTACCAGTATCCTCTTGTTATTGCAGGCTCTTCCTATGGGAATAACATTTATTCCGCTACCGGCTTTGCAAGACAGTTTATTATTTACGCATATAGAGGTTCAGGTTATTTTAATGTTTATTTGGTTGAACCTGGTGGGGAGTATCTGACTTGTAGAGGCTCTGCTGAGTATGATTGTGCTTTGCTTTTACCGAGAGCTTATTTTTCGAATGTTGGTCAACTCGATACAGATGGGTTGGGAAGATATATGATGACTCCTGTTTATGCAGTTGGGTATCAAACGTCAAGGAATCAGACATATATGGATCTTGATGGGGTTTTTCATGTAATGGGGGCTGGTGTGCAGTCGGAAGATGTTCTGAATTTTGATGGGAGGTCTTATCGGTGCTTTCAGAATTGCCATAGAACAGACTATTATGAATTTATGGCTGTTGAGGAGGGTGCCGCAATTTCGACTACCACGACCACCACGACCACCACGACCACCACGACCAGCACGAGTACAACAACCACAACGTCATAAGGAGTTTAAAGATGAGCCTTTTGAATTATCAGGTACATTACAACCCGACCAGTCACAAAGATGTGTTATCGAAGTTTCGGGCGTTTGCCCTTGCCCGTGGATGGACTATTGATAAATATGTTACAAGTGTAGACTGGGCTTGGGATGGGGGAAAGTACGATTGGCTTGCAGGGAATTCGGATTTCCTTCAAATTTATTCGCCTGGGTATGGAAGTCAGGAGCTTGTCTTTCGTTTCCATTGGAACGGACTTGGTGCTGATGGGCAAGCCGAATGGGTTTATATGACTGGGACGAGGCCCGGATTTAGGACGCCGAACGATGCAATTTCTACGAGGCCATACGATCAGGACGAATATAATGGTTCTCGTATGAAGCAGTTTAGCCTGTCTCCGGGGGCTCATGTTGCATTGTGGCTTTTTGGCAATGATAAACATTTAATTGCTGTTGACCAGGTTTCAGCGTCTATTGTTATTATGTGGTTTGTAGGAACGTTTGAACTTTTCCAGCCGACCATGAGCACTGTTTCCATGTGCCGTAGCACTTATGTTCATACAGGATCATCTGCGCAGTATTATTGGTATAGAGCTGAAGAGTTTCCCAGTTTGTTTATTTCTCCATGGGATAATTGGGGAACTACTGCAACTTTTTATGACCAGGCTTTTTTTGATGGAGAGAGTGCAATTGGTTCTTATGTAATTCCGAATGTTGCCTTCACCTACCAAGATACGATCAAAACAGCAGGTTTTAATCAGCAAGCCAATGCTGTTAGGTCAAATTCGTTTACTGGAAAGAGGACATTGATCAAGCCGACGTATTTTGGAAGAAGAAATTCAGATTCTGTTTTCATGCCTATCGGAACGATGCCGTTTTATAGGATTGTGTCTGGAGGTTTACAGATAGGGGAAACCGTAACTTATGGAAGTGAAGAATATTTGGTGTTTCCGAATACGTTTCCTTCGAGAAAATATGGGACAGCTTTTAGGATAGTATAATGGCCTTTATTGGGGATGGGGTATTATCTGGAGATCAGATAGGAAGGGATCAGATCGGGTGTCTTGATGCAAGCTCGAATTATGTTCCCTTAGATAGAAGTCTATTGACTCCGCTTGAAGTCCATCAAGATCGCGGGTATGGAACTGGAATAGTCGTTATTATTTCTCCTGTTGATATAAGCCAGGTGATGGATGGACTTATAGCTCACACGTTCGGAGATGAAAACTTGTTTTGGAGGATCTGGTTTGAACCTGTTGAATACGATGCTGGCTTTATTACAGAGGATCGGCAATTTGATATTAAAGTTTGGAATGCCTATCTTGATGTACTGGCGACGATTTCGGCTATTAGTGTTCTTGCCCAGGAGGGAACCAGCATAGACCATGACCCTGTGCCGATTACGATTCCTAAGTTTGGGGATATGACGGCGGAGGTTACGATCTACCGTGTTGGTCCGCCTTTACAGAATACCGTTTACACGTTCACGATCAATGCTGTAGACCATACAAGTACGATAACTGGAATGAGAGTTATCGAATGGAACGTGGAGCCGGATTGGGGACAGAGTATAAAGACTGAGTTGTCTTTTGAGACGGTCCTGGCAAGGAATAGATTTTTTAAAGAGCAAAGAAGGCCTTTGTTGGATACTCCGGTTCGAACTGTCCGTTTGTCTGCATGGTCAAAGGGGCTTGATGCACAGAAGGTGAAGCAGAAGCTGACCTACGGGCATGATAAGGTATTTGGGGTGCCGATTTATTCAGAGCCTTGTTATCCTACGGGAACGATAACCGGGCAGACAGTCATTAACATGACGAATGATTTGACGAAATTTTGGAACCTGAATAATTTGTGTGTTCATGTGATGATTGTTGATCATGAAGCTTTGGTGTCTGAGATAAAAGAAGTAGACTCAGTTGGCGCGAATTCAGTAACGCTGGTAAGATCAGTGACAGAGACTTTTGTTGCAGCGAGAACGGTGGTTTATCCTATGTTCATGGCTGTTCTGGATTCGCTGACGTTCAAAGATGAAACTGATGACACAAGCTATGTGGACGTAGCTTTTGAGGAGTATGTAAGCTGATGGCGGATAGTCTGGACGGTATGGGGTCTTTTGTAATGTTTCCGCTTGAATTTAATTGGGCGGTTAGACCGTCGCGCAATTTGGAGCTGGCAAGAATTCTGCAAAAGTTTGCCGGTTCGTCGCATGGTCTGGAAACGTTTACGGAGGACGCCCCTGAGAGGCTGAATATTGGTATCACTCCTTTGAGTAAGTCAGATGAGTATGACTTGATAGCTTTTTTTGTAGCAAGAAAGGGGAGGGTTGGCAAGTTCTGGGCAAAGTTTCCGATAACGGAGTTTTTGCTTAAAGAGCCTGCATTGAGTGGAAGCTCGGCGCTTTTGGTGTATAGAAATGGGGCGCATCAACAGTATCAGGGAGTTGAGAGGATTTGGGTCGGAATGAATGATGGGGATATCCTGACTCGCCATGTCCAAAGCATTACAGATGATGATATTAATGACAGATATAGCCTGAATCTTGCAACGCCGCTCGACCGTGATGTCAATGTAGGAAATCATTTTACGTTATCCCGTTTGATGCTGGTTAGGCTGGATGAGGACAAGCTGATTTGTAATTTTAAGTCTGATGTCTTCAGCGAAATTAGGTTACGACTCGTTGAATTGACACAGGAGTATTCGCTAGTATGACGTATGAAACGAATCTTGCTGAGGTTGAACAGGTAGGTTTACCAGAACTGTACAGGCTTGTTTACGGACCTACGACTGCCAGGTATACGTCTTGGTCAGAAGATCTGACGTTCTTGGGGGAGGTGTATGAGACTGCCCCGTTGAAGAGATCAGGCCTGAGTTTGGATCATGAACTGAGTGCAGTAAGACTTTCGCTCCAGGCACCGATCCTGGACGCTTTTTCAAGGTATATTGCGAATCAGCCCATAGAGCCGACGTCTGTTACGATATACAGAGCCTTGTCAGATGATTTGACCCAGTATGCCATACTGTTCGCTGGATATGTTATGACTGTGTCTGTGAAGGACCGGGTTGCACGTGCTGAATGTGAAGCGAATAGTGCTATTCTGGATCTGTCGTGGCCGCGATTCATGTACCAGAGCTACTGCAACCATGATTTGTTCGACTCTGGCTGCGCCCTTGGTGACGGGGCCTTCTTGGTTCAAGGAGCAGTGACCATTTCTGGCTCAGATTTGACAAGTGCTATTCTTGGAACTTTTGCTGATGGGTATTTCATAGGGGGAAGGGCGGCATATGGTGACGACGAAAGAATGATAACGAATCATGTCGGAAGCACTGTAACGCTGCAGGTTCCGTTTGATGATAGAGTAGAGGCGGGGACTGTGGTTGACTTCTACCCAGGGTGTGATGGGTCGCCTGATACTTGTAGGGATACGTTTAATAATTTTACGAATTTTCTTGGCTTTCCGTATATTCCAAGCAGCAACCCTGTTATATGGGGCGTAGCGTGATACCGCTTTTTGAGGATGATGAAGAGTGGAGTAGATTACTCAAGATTGCAGAGGAGTGGATTGGAACTCCTTATCGTCACCTGACTATGGTGAAGGGAAGGGGTGCTGACTGCACGCTGTTTCTCGGAGCGATTTTGATGGAAGCCGGATTGCTACAGAGTGTGGAGTATGATTATTATGCATGCGATTGGCATATTCACACGAAGCAGGAGTTGGTGATGGAGAGTTTGGTTGATCACTTGCAGAAGAGGATGCGGCCAGGCCTGGATTCAATGGTGATTAAGAAGCCGACGCCTGAAATAGCTCTGCGAGGAGATCTGTTGGGGTTTAGTACTGTTTCGAGTGGAGTTACGAACCATGCAGCGCTGTGCCTTGGAGATGGTATGATGATTCATTCCGTAAATGGCAAGGGAGTAGCACCGATTAGGTTCGGAAAGTTTTGGCGGGAAAAGCTGACTACAATTTTTAGGGTGTTGATCTAATGGGCTTGATGATTGCGTTTGCTATTGTGATAGCTGCTGGTATTGCAGCAGCGTATTTGTTTAAGCCAAAGCCAGCGCAAATGGATATGGCTCCAGCTTCTCTTGATTCGTTTAGTATATCTCAGGCGAATGAAGGCGCTGTAATTTCTGCAGTCTACGGGCGGTTGAGACTCTCTGGAAATATCATCTGGTTTGGGAATTTGGTGACTGAGGAAGTAAAAGCTGAGGGAGGCGGAAAAGGAGGGGGTGGTGAAGATCAGGTTGTAGGGTACAAGTATTATCTTGATGTCTGGGAAGCACTCTGCCTTGGACAAGTTTCGATAATTAATACGTATGTAGGAGATGTTGATAAAAATGTGACGTCAGTGGCGGAAACGTTTAATGACGGAACGACAAACGATTATCCGACACAGCCTGGAGCAGATGCCAACCGGCTGCGTGGAGTTGCCCATATCTTTTGGGAAAAGATGTTCCTTGGGGAGAATATGACGTTTGTTCCCACGGTGCATTTTGTTGTAGAGAAGGACATGTCCGGCAGTCCTATAAGCTATGCTGTAATGACGAAGGGAGTCAATCCTGCTGCTATAATTTATGACTTGTTGCTTTTGGGAGGAGCAACGGGGACAGATATAGATTTGACATCGTTTAATGAAGCAGCGACTTATTGGAACAGTATGGGGTATGCTCTGAATATCAGTTTTTCTCAGCAAGGAAAAATTCGCAATTTTGTTGGACAGGTGTTGTCTTATGTAGACGGGGCTTTTGGAGTTAATGAGGAAAATAAGTTTACGTTGAAGGCGTTTGATCCTGATGACGTAGCTGTAGAAACTCTTGAGCGAGAGGATTTTGTTGACTTTACGTTTACAAGAAAGTCGTGGAATCAAACGTATAATGAGTTCAAGGGGAATTACATTGATGAGGATCAGGCTTTTACAAAAAGGACGCTTGTAGCAAGAAATTCTGCAAATATCAGAGTTCAAGGCAGGAAGCGCCAGCGCTCTGTTGATTTAACTGCATTCAGAGACGTGGACACTGCCAGCAAGCGTCTTTGGGAGATCATGAAGAAGGAGAGCTATCCAGACGCACAGATAGGTTTCAAAACGAATATGAAGTATGCAGGCCTCAATGTGGGCGAGGTGGTAGAGATAAGTAATTCTGATTACGGTCTTTCGTCTGCAGAGTTCAGAATTATCACGAAGGATATTTCGGAGGTAGATCAGAATTACCTGAATTGGCGTGCAGTCCAGATGGTCGAGACGCTGTTTGATGACACGTATCAGCCGGGAGGCAACCCCGGGTGGGTAGTGCCTGATTACACGCCTGCGGCTCTGGTACACCAGGAGGTTTTCGAGCTGCCTTATAATCCGTTGACGCTGCATCCGCAGGCCTTTCTGCTTTTAGCTGCTAGAGTTCATAACTTCGAGACAGGTTTTTACTGTTTGACGTCGAACACTGGAACTGACTATTTGAATGTTGGAGCTTTTAGTGGCTGGTCACAGTACGGGGTATTGGATGAAACGTATCCAGCTGATACGTACTCGATCGATGATGAAACTGGGATCTTGTATACGCCATACAGGGAGGACCCGATTTTTAGTTCAATCAGCAGGACTGACTTGTTTAGCCGAAACAGGTACGCCTTGATGGGGAGCGAGATAGTTCGTTTTCAGTCTGTGCTACCGGAGGGTGTAAACAGTATTAGATTGACAGGCATTGTACGAGGGGTGCTGAATACGACTCAGGCTCAGCATAATGTCGGCACACCGATCTGGTTGTTTGATTTAAGCGAGAATATTCTGGAGGGAGTTTCGAGTAGCGACTTTTATGTGAAGATGTTGCCGTTTTTTGGGGGAGAGGTAGTAGATCCTGTAGCTGCAATTGCGATGCATGTGACTCCGACTCAGAAATCTGAAACGCCGTGGACAGTCTGTAGAATTGAGGCGATTAGATCCGGAACTACTGTAACAGTGAATTGGTGGCCGACTTCACAGGATAATAAAGGAGCAGCGACGGCGTCACCGGAGGCACAGACTGATATTTTTCCGTTTCCGTATGATGGGGATTTTGAAACGTATTACACTGGGGAAAGCCCAACGACGATTATTGATGCTACGCAGAGAGCCTATACGCTGGTGGGGGCGCATACATTTTATGTGAGAGGAAGGAGATCTGGCTTTCTTGGAACATACGCAGCAGTAGCTGTTGGAGCAGCTGATGGCACGTATGTTGGACCGGATGCTTAATGGAGGTGTATTATGGTATGGGAAAAGAATGCATTGCCCGAATTAGGAGATGCGGAGTACGGGAATCCGCTCTGGGATGATTTGAGAGTAAGCGTAACTGAGTTCTTTGTGATAGGACTCGGATCTGATCCAGGGAAGCTGACATATAAGGGGACGAGAATCTATGAGTTTGCTGCCGGAGAGGAGCTTGGATTTGCTGTTCAGCTTCCGCACCGATACAAGGAAGGGACGAATCTCAAGCCGCATATCCATTGGACGCCTCATAGTCGAGGAGTTGCTGAGGATGCAAAGACTGTGAATTGGAGGCTGGAGTATACGATTGCCAATGTGCATGGCGTATTTCCTGCTGAGACAGTATTAGATTTGACTGCAACCTGTGATGGGGTGGATGACAAGCATCAAGTTATTGGTGGTGTAGCGATTCCGGGATCTGCCCTGACGATTTCTGCTATGCTCCTTGGAAGAATTTATCGTTTGGCAGGTGATTCGTGGGCGACGAATACTGCCGGTAACTTGCCAGGATTATTGGAGATGGACCTGCATTACCAGTCGGATATCATTGGAAGTACGAGTGAATGGACTAAGTAGTTTGCAAGCGCTTGCAAATTGGAGGACGTTAAGGAGTAATGCCAAAGCTCACTGAAACACAGCTGGAGAAACTGACGTACAGTTGTCAGGGGTGGAATAAGATCCACGAGGATAACATGAGGAAGTTGAACGATACGCTTCTGAAGGTTTCCGGCATGCTGGATGTTGATCTGACGGCTCTGGCGAACGGAGATGTTTTGGCCTGGAGTACGGCTAAGCAGAAGTGGGAGAATGTGCCGTATGCCTCAGTGATTCCGACTACGACTTCAACGACCACGACCAGTACGACGACTACGACGACTACGGGGACAGGGACGACGACCTCAACTACGATTGCTCCGCCTCAGTGGAATCCGGCAGATAAACATGCGTCTCTGGCCCTGTCCAATGGGAACTTGACCGTAGATGATAATGGAAGTTTAAATCAGAAGGCGGTAAGGTGTAATCATAGCTATTCCAGCGGCAAGCTCTATTGGGAATATACCGTAGACGTCCAGACCAGTGACAACCAGTGTGTAGGATGGTGTGATGCAACCCAGCCCTTGACGAACCATATCGGCAGGAGCACGACTGGTAATGGGTGGGGATGGCATGGAGTAGGAAGGCTTTATCATAATAACTCGTTTACCGCTCTTAATTCGTATACGACCGGCGATATTATAATGATCGCCCTTGACTTTGCGACTGGTAAGCTTTGGTTTGGTAAGAACGGGGTTTGGGAAGATGGCGATCCGTCTTATGGTTCAGGCGAACAGATTACGACAGATGTCACCCCTCTGTTTCCAGCGACCAGTACGTATGCGCCTAATCATAAAGGTACTGCAAATTTTGGGGCCTCCGCTTTTAGCTATCCTATCCCGGTTGGTTTTACTTCTGTGGATGGGAGCCAGGAAGATGTTTGCACTGAAAATACAGATCTGCAGGGGAGTGCAGGGACAGCAAGCCAGTGTACGGGATCTTCAGAATACAGTTCTTCTTATCCGCCTTCTGAGGCATGGGATGGAATAGCCGATGGGAGTTCGTCTAATTCCTGGCTTAATAATGGTAGCACGAATCCGGCGAATCCTGATGGGAGTTGTTACATTGAGTGGAACTTTGGGGTTAAGAGAGATATCACGTGTATGCGCTTCCATACCAGGGGAGATGCTGGACAAGATGCATGGCCGAGTAACATTAAAATTCTTGGATCGAATACTGGGGCCTTTGGTGGAGAAGAGGTTACGTTATATGATGACGATGTTCCTGGTGCTTCTGATATGTTACCTGATGAATGGTCTTTCTGGATGCCGTTTACCGCTCATGGGTGCTATCAGTATTTGAGGCTTGAAATTCATGCACGATATGTTTATCAGGCCGGAGGGACGTGGCACGCTATCCAGGAAGTCGAATTTAAGCACGATGTTTTGGAATGTACCACAACCACAACCACGACCACAACGACGAGTACCAGTACCACCACAACAACGATTGACATAGGTTCGGGACTTTCTGTTTATTATGAATTTGAAGAAACGTTTACAACAACGACAACTACCACCACCACAACCACGACATCGTAGAAAAATATGCCTGATTATATTAAAGACCTACAGGGAACTTATGATGCTACTGTCCATGGTGGGCTGACGATCATAGACGGTAAGTTTTCAAAGTGCGCAAAGCTTGATCCAGCAGGAGGGGATGATTATTTAACAGCTTCCCATCCTGGACTGACAGATGAGATGGCTATATCTATGTGGGTCAAGTGGAAGAGCATTGGCACGGAAGCCAATTATTTTGATCTTCTTAGTGTTTGGAATAGTGCAGCCAATACGGGAATCGGATTATATAGGACGCATAGTGGTGCTCGTGTCCACATGGGAAAATCTGCTGGTTCCAATGTGGATATATTTCAATATAATAATGTTTCTTTTGGGCATGCCCCTGCGCTTAATACTTGGTATCATTATTTCTGCCAGTACGACGGATCGAATTACATGTTCTATGTGGATGGTGTTGCTATCTTTTCTACAACTCCAGGCGTCTTTGGATCGGCAGTTGGTTATGTCGGAATGCGAATTGGATTAGGACCTATTGGTGGTTTGGATATCGAAGTTGATCGTGTTAAGATTTTTGATCTGAGTGGACGTGATGGATTTACGGAAGCTGAAATAGTGAGGCTTGCATCGGAAAGCCCTTGTGGTAGTGTCGCTCCGTTTAGTAGTGACCTGACAAACGGGAAGACGCATTATGCGGATAACGGTTTTGGTGCTCCGGCGAATATGGCAGATGATAGTTTGGCAACGTATTGCCAGATGATGTCGTACATTGCCGTAGACCTCGGCGCAAAATATCCTGTTGAGTATTTTAGTCTTGCCCTCCATAACGTTGCGGCCCGTAGTCAATTGATTTCAGATGAGCCTTGGTTGCAAGGAAGCAATAATTCAACAGACGGTGACGATGGGGATTGGACAAACGTTTATCAGTTGACGGCTGCGAGAATTGGGACGCCTACGAGTTACCCTGGTTGGATTGGGGAGATGTTTATTGAGAATAAGTCTTGGTATCGTTGGTATAGGCTCAGTGGGCTGACGAATGGTACACAGACCGTTCTTAACGAGTGGGAGATGAAGTGGTGTACTGGTATGACGACGACCACGACCACGACCAGCACGACCACGACGACCAGTACGACCACGACAACGATAAATTTATTAGATTATGAAGTGTTATTGATCCACAGTGATGATGCGGATGGATCAAGTACGTTTGTTGATAGTTCCAGTTCTGGGCATACTTTAAATAAGAGTGCCAGTGTTGTGCATGACACAGATTATCAGAAATTCTGTGCCTCGGCAATTAACTTTCCAAATAATACAGACTGGCTGCAAACGAGCCTTGCAAGTGCTGATTTTAATTTTGGAACAGGAAAATGGGCTATTGACTTCTTTGTACGTCTAAGTACGTGGGCGGGCAACCAGTATTTCTTTGACATTGTAACAGGCGTCAATGGGATGTATGCTCGAAATATTGCTGGTGTAATTGAATTTTATGATAGTGGCATCCAGGTCACTCCCGCAATTATGTCGTTTACTCCCTCGACCCCAGGAACTACCTGGCATCACTTAGCTATTGAATGTGATGGAGCGGGGAATCAGTATATGTATTGGGATGGTGCTGTAGTTGATTCCGCTACGGAGGTGGGTTCGTTTGGGAGTACCGACTTATTTCACATTGGAGATGCCGGGAACCATGGAGCGTTTGGCATTAATGATGGGCATGTGGATGAGTTTAGAGTGTTCAAGGGTGCCCAGTTGGGGAATGGAACTACGTACCCTGTTCCGACGGAGCCTTTGGATTATACATGCAAGACAACGACAACCACCACGACCACCACGACCACGACCACAACGACAAGTACCACGACCACGACAAGTGATTTGCAACAGTATGGATGTGTCTGGAATCCAGAGGATAAACATGCTGATATTTCATTGTCTGAAGGGAACCTGCGGTCTACAAAGCTCAATGACACGCAATGGAGAGGTGTAAGAGCCACAAAGCCAGTATCGTCTGGTAAGTGGTATTGGGAAATCACTTTAACCATTAATGCCCGACACATGGTCGGTGTTGGATTTAGTGATATACCAGTGACCGATCATATGGGACAGGATGAGAATGGTTATGGTTATCAAACGTGGAGTGGTGACAAATGGAATGATGGTAATTCACCTGCCTATGGGGATGTTTGTGCACAAGGGGATGTAATTGGGGTTGCGCTTGACCTCGATAATGGGGAAATCTATTGGTCGAGAAATGGGACATGGCAGAACAGTAGCGATCCGGTTGCAAGGACTAACCCTGCTTGGACGGGGTTGTCGGGGACGTATTATCCTATGCATGCCAATTATGATGAAAACTCTTCAGACACCGCTAACTTTGGAGGGTCTGATTTCTCTCATAGTATTCCATCTGGTTTCAGTGGGTTATGTGGGTCTGGTACAACGACCACAACGACAACAACGACAACCACCACGACAAGCACAAGTACCACCACAACCACTGGCCCCTACACTTACAATCCTGATGACAAAGATTCCGACATTAGCTTGTCTAATGGTAACTTAACGGCAACGGCTGATGCAGGTGGTTGGAAATCGGTTCGGGAAATTAATTCCAAATCATCTGGCAAATGGTATTGGGAAATTACGGTTGATGAAGATAGCAGCTCACCTGAATTTATTCTTGGATTTGGAGCTTCAACTGTGCCAATTACCGGAGAAGTTGGGGTTGGAAATAGTTGGGGATATCGTTCTAATGGGCAAAAGAGCCACGACGGATTTACGGTTTATGGTGATTCATATGCAGAAGGGGATGTAATTGGTTGTGCGCTTGATTTGGATAGTCATAAAGTTTGGTGGTCAAAGAATGGTGTATGGCAGAACAGTGGTGATCCGGTAGCAGGAACAGGTGAAGCATTTAGCGGAATTGCGGAAGTTGGGTATTATGGAATGGATTCTCCTTATGTTAATAATGGGGAAATTACAGCTAACTATGGGGGATCTGCTTTTAGTTACTCAATTCCTGTTGGGTTTACCTCTTTGGATGGCAGTAAAATAGGGACAACAACGACAACAACAACAACGACAACAACGACAACAACAACGTCGTAGGATAGGTTATGACTATTTTGAATCCGTCAAATCTTGAGACAGCCGATTACGGGCAGCCTGAATGGGTAGCGATCTACAATGCAAATGTGGAGAAGTTGAATGCTGTCCTGCTGAAGGTGAATGCCCTGTTTGATGTTGATGTCGATGCTCTGGTGGACGGAATGGTCCTGAGATGGGATGCATCCAGGAGCGAATGGAGACCGTATAAGTATCCGTAGGAGATGGTATGGGAACGCAGACGTTGCCAGAATCAGGTTTGACATACAATGAGTACGGAGACTCAGGTTGGAATGCTAGTTCGTTCACGTTTGATTGGACGCGCCTGAATAACACACTCTTGAAGCTGTCTGCTTTGCTGGACGTGGACGCAGCAGGATTGGGTGATGGGGATGTTTTAGAGTACAACAGTGCAACGACGAAATGGGAGACTCGTATGTCCCCTGGAGGTGGCCACGCTGTAACGACTACCACGACGACAACGAGTACCACAAGCACGACGACGACAACAACGACGTAGGAGTGAGCAATGGAGGGAGAGTCTGCAAATTTGATCCATGTTGGGCTTGGAGCCGTAGTTGCGCTGCTGGTGTTGAGGGAGGTATTTGCTTTTTTGAAGACGTATCGAAATAAGAAGAATGGTGTGGTAGAAGGCGTGCCTAGATGTGCCATGGATGTACATGATTTAGTGGAGGGCTGCAGAGGACAGACTGACCTGCTGAAACAGATATGTGAGCACGTGAAGGAGACAAGGTTATTGGTGCGTCAGACCTGGGATATTCACAATCGTTATGATGAGAGTGGCAGACCACTGTGGTATGTACCGGCTGAGATCGCTAAGTCGCTGGAGGCCATGGCAAAGGTTTTGCAAGGGGTGAGTAACAACCAGAAGGCAATAGCGACGACGCTTGAGAGGATGAGGAAGTAAGAGGAATAAACTTTAAAGATGGAGGTGAGAAAAATGTTTAAGAAGATTGGAGTGTTTTTGTTTTCAACGGTGTTTGCATTGATGCTATCTTTTTCTGTAGCAATGGCGGGTGAGGTGGAGATTACGCTTGCATGGGATGCGAATACAGAGACGAATTTGGCAGGGTATAAGGCTTTTGTTAGCGATGTAAGTGGATCTGGTTTTGTCCAGTTTGGTGCCGTTATACCGGCAGGAACGGAGGAGATTGATTTTGCGTTTACTGGAACCGGAACAGAAGCGATTAAAAAGTTCTTTGTAGTTAGGGCATTTAATACTGACGATCCGCCTTTAGAGAGCGGTGACAGTAACGAAGTTTATTGGATTTATAACTTTGCACCCTATGAGCTGACTGCTACTCTTGAGGGTGACGACATTACGTTTGCCTGGAAGCAGATCAGCGTAGAGTTGGTGAAACAGTGGAAGCTTTACTCTACAGAAACGCCTGGTCAAGATTACCAAGAGCTTGCGGTGATCGACTATACTGGGCAAGCAGGACCGCAGTATACAACGACTGAAACGATGACGGTCGCTTCTGGTGAAAAGAAAACGTTTTACTTTGTTATGGTTGCCTTTGATGAAGCTGCCGATCCAACTGGAACTATTGCGTTCAGTGAAAATTCAAACGAAGTTAGTGTAACCATTGATAAAACAGCACCAACGCCAGTCTATAATGTGACGATCAAAGTGAAGACGGAGTAGGTGAATGAGACTACAGCCAGAAGCTGATGGTCGACAGCATCCGGACGATGGGGCTGCGGATGATCATCACCCAGCCCCTGAGTCTGTGACGATAAACAACACGACGCAGTCCTTGCCACCTGGGACGTCGTACAATCTTGATATCTCGCTGCCTCATAATGATTTCCAGATTGCCCGAGTACAGATTACAGGGAAGAAGCCGATGTGGAATACGGGGCAATGGCGTGAAGGCGCGGAGATTGTTGTTACGAGGGATGCTTCAGAGGCGATGGGTCATAGTATCCGTGAGACGGGCTCGATGTATAAGGTGTATGCCTCAACGTACTCGAAGCAGAATTCGGATGCTTATCTGTCGCATAAGATTTTTGATGATAACACGGGGTCGAGTAACAGGTACATAGCATTACGAGATGCACTGATTACGGGATCGACGTTGCGCCTGACGTTTAGAAATACGTTTGGTGGATCTGCTACGTTGTGGGTGAAAGGGCAAGCATTGGTTTGGTGAAAAAATGAGATTGAATAGACAGATAATTACTGATCATGACCTGATTAATTCGCTGCCAAACGATCATCACTTGCAGGGAACGTATTTCACGATTCTGATCAACTCCCAGGCAATTGCTGGATTGACTGCCTATGAGTTTAGATACGATCTTGGGAATGATGGCCATAAGGTGATGCATGGGAATTTAAGAGGCACTCCGAACGTAGATATTCAGGGTCACTGCGGAGCATGGTTCGTTGCAGGCGACACGTCTCAAGAGTGCAGCGCTTTTTCGCTAAGGCCGTATCCAAGTGGAACGCAGAGCTACATAGGCGGGTACTCCAGACTGCATGGAGATTCGTACCTGTCGAACAAAAGTTTTGGACAGAACTCGATCGTGCTGAGAGATGCATACATTGATGGTGATGAGGCTGTACTGGAGTTTTATAATACGTATATTTTGAGCAGGAACTTGTCAGTGTATGGTACGGTGGGGGTGAAATGAGATTACAAGGCGTTTTGATGCATCCACTTTTGCATGCGGATCTGGAGAATATCGGGGTAGACCAGCATCATGATCAGCCGGAGAATATCGAGGTAAGCAACACGACGCTTTCAGTAGCGCCTCTTCCAGGAGATCCTGGTGAGTGGGATATAACGGTGCCATTTGAAGCGAATGTGGTCATGTTCTCGCTGAGGGGAATAAAGACAGTAGCAGAGGGAGGAGCTAAGTCTGGGGTAATTGGAATCGCGACACGCAGTCAGTTAGAGGCATCGACTGTTTCGGTGGGGGGACATGGATCGATAACGTCTGGAGCGTACAATGCTCACTATTCGAAGAAGGCAGCGGCACAGAATTTGTCACATAAGGTTTTTGATTCGGCAGGGAATTATATCTCATTGACTAATGCATATCTGTATGCCACGGGTGCGAGCACGCGGGTTCTGCGATTGGTATGGACGAATTATGGAGCCAGTTACAAGACGTTGAATTGTTGGGGAGAGGTACAGGTGTTAGGATGAAGGTACTTGTAGTTTGTCAGGAAGATCCTGAGTATATTCTTGGTGGAATGGGCCGACATGTCAGGGAGCTGTTTAGAGCAATGGCAGCCCGTGGAGATGTAGAAATCGACATGCTGGTCAATGGTCCAGATGACGAGCCAAAGAAGTATTTTGGATGTACTAAGTATCATTCTGACAAGCTGGTTTGCTGGAAGCCGATCCATCCAAATATGTCAAGCCTGTTGATGAACGACATACAGCTGGGAAAGACGCTGTGCAAGTTGTTGGCAGAAGGCAAGCGGTGGGATTTGATTCATGTCCACGAGTGGAACTCGATCCAGGTTGCAAGAATGGCCAGAGATGCTTTGCATGTACCGATGGTTGGAACGATGCACCTGTGCATTTCGAAGCTGATGCAGGGCGCGGATATGACGCCAAGTCAGAAGCGGAGAATGACAGCTCCGAAATATGGGGAAGCTGATATTTATTTGATGCAGCAGGAAGGGCATTTAATTGTTGATAGTGATGAGTTGATCTTGTGTTCTAAGGCATACGAGAATATGGCCAGAGAAGTGTTTATGACAGAGAGACGGATCAATGTTATACCGAATGGAATTAGAACTGATGAGTGGAAGATGGATCTGAAGGCTGCACAGCGGGCAAGAAAAAAGCTGGATCTGCCTGATAGACCGATTGCCCTGTTTGTAGGACGTATTGCTGATATGAAAGGCATACGACCGTTGTTGAGCGCTCTTCGTAGATGGGATTCTGGATACTGTGTTGTGATAGCTGGAGAAGTGAATGCGAATACAGAGGAAGACAAGGAACGTTGGGAAGTGACGCAGATCGTGCGTGATGTGATAAAGAAGCACCCTGACCGATTACAGTGGATAGGCTTCCAGCAAGACGATATCTTGAAGGGACTGTATTCGTTGTCAGAGATCGGATTGATGCCTTCGACGCACGAACCGTTTGGAATTGTTGCCCTTGAGTTTATGTCCATGGGAGTCCCGCTTGTTTGTACGGAGGTAGATGGGTTGGGAGAAATTGTGGTAGATGGTGATGAGGAGTTTGCCATGATCATTGAGCCGAATAATCCGGGTCAGATTCATAGGGCTATGAAGTTTCTTAGACAGAATGAAGATGCAAGAAAAGAACTTAGGTCACTGGGGCTACAAAGGGCAAAGGCGTTTGATTGGAGCATAGCCGCAGACAAGACTGTTGATGTTTACAGCAAATTGATTAGGAGGTGGAAGGATGATAACTTTAACAGATCCAGTAGTGGTGAAAAATCTGTCGCGGCTTAAAGTGCAGGCAGTTCACTATGAGGCAAATGAGACGAAAGGGCAGGAGTGGGTTGAAGTGTTCTGTGAGTATGGTTTCATGGATGGTGGAGTGTTCTATGCCTATCCGGTCCCTGCAACCGGGGAAGCACTCAAGTATTTTAAGTTCGAGAATGGTCTGCATCCGGAGCGCCCGAGTATGATGCTCGGCAGATGTTCAGAATGCGACAAGTGGTTCTTTGCAGTAAGTGGGCCTTGTGATGAGCCAGGATGTACGGGAGTAATTGAACCATTTAGCAGTTATACACGGTTTAGAAATAAAATTGATGCTTCTGCGGAGAGGGACGTGTTTAATGCCACAGACAATTTCTTGATTAATGATCCTGCTGGGGAAGGACAGAGGTTTCCTAATCCTGACGATATAAATGATGTGAGGCCGTTAGTAGACGGCACGTCGTAGGAGGTTGTGATGAATTCAGTACGAATACAGACAGGAGACACTGAACGAATCGAGGCAATGATCCTTGATGGTTCGCTGGACCCGATAACAGGGAAGACTGATATCCTGCTTTCGATCAGAAGAGTGAGTGACGGATACTGGTTTGACTTCGATGCAGGTGAGTTGGATTTCAAGAATTCTGGATGGACGACAAGACAGAAGGCGATGACGGAGACGGATTCAACGAACGATCCAGGTGTGTATCATTATGATTTTGATACCAGTACCATAGACAACCCGGCAGCCGATGATACGTATGAGGCTAGGGTGGATCAGTCGCCAGGAACAGATGCCAAGAATGTCCCGCTGACAGGAGAGATTAAGGTCGGGCATTTTATCGACGATATTGATCAGGCATTATCCGTCACTGAGTCGAATATTCGAGGAGGCGATGGTGACGATTTACAAGATTTGTCTGTGCAGCTGGACACTGCTCAGACTGACCTGGACAACCCTGGCCAGTACAAAGCAGACGTCAGCGCACTTGCTATTGAAGCAAATGTGGAAGGACATGTTGTTGCAGGTCTGGGGACGTATACGGCACCGACGAAGGCAGAATTAGATGCAGCGGAGACGAATATCATTGCGGAGGTCGATGCAAATGAAACGAAAATAGATGCGATAACGACCACGCTATCAACGATGGTGACTGACATCTGGTCTGCTGGAACCAGAACGTTGACCTCATTTGGAACATTAGTTTCTGACATTACTACGTCTGTATGGGCTGCTGGGGCAAGAACACTTACGTCCTTTGGAACGCTTGTTACGGACATATGGGCTCATGGTACAAGAACACTGACCTCATTTGGAACGCTTGTGGCAGATGTAGCTGCGGCAGTTTGGTTAGCTGTCAGTAGGACCTTGACAGGCGAAGTAGATATTGGAGCAGTAAAAGGGGTAGGAGTTACGGACGTTGATGATTTTAAAGCGGATGTGTCGGCATTAGCAACGACGGCTCAGCTTGGTACGATGGAGACGAATATCATTGCTGAAGTTGATGCAAACGAAGTCAAGATAGACGGAATCGTTACGACTTTGTCCACGATGGTAGCTGACGTTTGGGGATATGGCACAAGAACGCTGACGTCTTTTGGTACGTTGGTCGCTGACGTTGCGACTGCGGTGTGGGCGGCAGGTTCAAGAACACTGACTGGTTTTGGCACACTGGCTGCTGACATTTGGGCGTATGCTACGAGAACGCTGACTTCGTTTGGAACGCTTCCTGCAGATGTTGATACGCAGTTGACTGCTAGTCACGGTTCTGGCCTTTGGACGTCTGCTGGTGGTGAGTTTTTGGAGGATATTCAAGGTGGGCGCTGGAAGATTGATACCGCTTTAAATCAGATGATTTTCTATAAAGCTGATAACGTGACAGAAGTTGCAAGGTTTGATTTGTTTGATCAGTTCGGAGTGCCCGCACATGAAAACGTCTACGAACGGAGAAGGGCAGGCTCAACGACGACGACCAGTACGACCACGACTACTACAACAACCTCGTAACGGAGTAACATGTCTAAGATAATAACGATAGGGTATGGCAACGGCACGACGAAGCATCTCATTGTAACAAGTGGGTATGGAGAGGAAGTAGATTTTTTCCCTCCGATCGGCGATGTAGTCTGTTGGATCAGGAGAGAAGCAGTCCAAACTACGTTCCAGAGGGTACAAGAAGAAACAGTTTTTAGGGGCGAATTGACAGAGACTGTTTTTCAGCGCGGTGAGGAAGAAGAAGTTTTTCGTAGAAGTGCGGAGCTACAGTTTTTTCGGCGCTCAGAAGAAATGCTGTTTTTCAGAGATGTGAAACCTTGTAACACGTAGGGGGTGAACCGTGGCACTTGAGAAAGTAACGAAGCAGAACTATGAAGCGTTCTTTATAGCAGGCAGTATTTTGAATAATCAGGAGGCTGACGAGGTTGTTGAGCTTGCGTCTAGCTCTGTCACCGCAGAGGACAAGGACGGGACTGATAAGAGCACAGAAATTCTTGTCCAGGCGAGTAAGAAGCTTGCAGATGATCCAAACGGAAGCTATTCTGACAATGCCCTTGCAATTCAGTGTAAAGCGGGAATTGAGGGAGAATCGATGTATAAAGTCACGTTTTACATGGAGACGAATAAGGGTAACAAGTGGGAGGTCGATATGAATATCAAGGTCAAAGAAACGTAGTTGTAATTTTGCCTGGCTTATGATAGTGTATTATTCGTTGCAAGCGCTTGCAAATTTCAGAACGACGACCGGTCACGGAATCGTCGATGAAAGGAGAAGAAGATGTCAAAAGTTGCGATACTGACGAATT